AACAAATTGCTGGATATCGAGAAGACATCCGGCGGTAGTGCTGAAGGATTTCTCAAAATGCCAGTCGCCAGATTGCCATAGAATTCGATGCAACCACAAACATGGAATTCATAGCCGACATGGCTAAAAAGGCTGGCTATGCAGACCTTGGTCAAGCCATGGATGAAAAGGTGAGACAACTTAATAGGGGGACTGATTCTGCTGCAGTGATGCAAGCCGGTAAAATGAATGTCCTTTCTGTTACCCCTGGCGATCCGACACCAACTTGGACTACAGCAGCAAACGAATTCTCAGCATCAATTCAATGCCCGTTCACCATTCTGTTCGGTCAGCAGACAGGTCGCCTCGCATCAGATGAGGACAAAACAGATTGGGCAAAACGCTGTAACTCCCGACGCTGGGGATTTATGTCGGACTACATCACTAAAATTATCCAGCGGTTATGGAAGTTTGGCATTATCGAAGCACCGAAGGGTGATGAAGTGACGCTGTCTTGGTCTGACCTTTTAGCACCAAGTGAGAAAGAGAAGATCGCCAATATGCAGGCCATGGCAACCGTCGCAAAGGATACTCAGCAGGCATATGGCAATCCGGCAGTGGATATTAACGAGGTTCGTTCTGTTGGCGAGCTTGAACCTATACCCGACCGGCCAGAACCAGACCCTAACGCAAAACCAACCGGTAAGGATCCGCTGACAGATGATAACGACAGCGAAAACCCGAATCGGGACGCCAATAGTACCGCGCAATAAAGCCGACCCGACGCAATCCTACCGCGCAGTAAACAAGATGTTCAGAGATATCGAATCCAGATACCTTGGCATCAAAACTGCGCTTAGGTCGCTATTCTATCAGCGGCTAGTAGGGCGAGAAAGCGCAAGCAATGCACAATCGACTCATGCTATGCACGATGGGATGCTTTATCAGGTCAATGCTGGGGCGTTCATCTATGACATGACAGCGCAACAGCTTGCTGACCTGCTCGAGCGCGTACAGGTGATTTTAGATGACTACCTGCTTGAAGGTATTGGCCAGGACATCTGGGCGCTTACGTACATCGCTGAGGAATATCAACGAGGCACGTTAAACGCTTATACCAACCTGTCCGTTCAATCGCCAGTTTATGAGGCGCAAACAACGCTTGTGCAATTGCTTTCATCACCTGCCTACCAGAACCAGATAGGTGCCGCATACGTTGCTGCCTATAGCGACTGGAAGGGTATTAGCGATAAGGCCAGGGCAGACCTTGCCAATGTTATTGCAGACGCCATTGGTCGCGGAATCAACCCGAGAGAAACCGCGAGCATTGTTAGTAAGCGCCTCGATGTCAGTATGACGCAAGCTAAGGTCATCGCTCAAACAGAGCAAGTAGGCGCACTGAGGCAAGCACAGTGGCAAGAAACAGATTGGGCCAGGGATAGGCTCGGTTTGAACACGAAAGTGCTATGGCTGTCCGCTCTCAAGCCAACAACGCGAGCATGGCATGCCGCACGACATGGCAGGACGTATACCACTGAAGAGGTTAAGGCGTTCTATGCCGAGAATGGCAACCGTTACAACTGCTACTGCGCAAACATCCCGGTACTGGTCGATGATGACGGCAAGGTAGTCAACGAAGGGCTGGTGTCGCGGCTAATTGAAGAGAAAAAGCAGTGGCAAGATGAATATCAGAAGGCTGCCTAATAGCGGCCTTTTTTAATGTCTGAAATCCACCAAAGAGGACACAGCATGTCGCGTAAAAGCGTCAACGTGCTGACCGTCATCAACTCCGCCTCAAACATTACAACCGAAACTATCAATGGTAGCGAGCATATCGTCGTGAAAGGCGTTGTGCCGATTGTTGATGACGTGGTGATGAACAGCGGGTTGTATCCGGCAGCAGAGATCAACCAAGGGTTCGGGACAATGGAGCGAAAGCTCATGCCTCTCGGGCACCCGAAAGTGGATGGAAATTATGTCAGCGCCAATGACCCGGTAGCCGTTAATGATTTCCACGGTGGTGCGTTTGCTATGAACGTTACCAAAGCTGATGGCCGGGTGGTCATGGATATGGCCGTTAATCGCCGGTATGCCGAGGCTCACCATAAGGGTGTAAAGCTGCTTGAGCGCCTTGATGCGATGGTTAACAAGGAGCAGGTAGAGCCAATCCATATATCAACCGGACTGCTGCTTAATAAGCGGGAGAGCAAGGGTGAGTCACGCGGCAAGAAGTACACCTGGGTAGCGAGCAATATGCAGTTCGACCACATCGCCATCTTGCTTGATGAACCGGGTGCCGCAACTCCTGAGGAGGGGGTTGGCATCTTCGTTAATGCAGCCGGTGATCAGCTTCAAATCGAAACAGTAAACCTTGCAGACGGCGCTGATTGCACGAAAGAAGGCCTGATCAACAAAACCAAATTCTTCTTCACTAACGCCTCCAACTTTTCCTTCGACGATATCCAGCGAGCACTGAGCCAGAAGCTTCGCGAAGGCAAGCCAGATGACTGTTATGCATGGCCTGATTCTGTATGGCCTGACAAGTTCATCTATAGCGCAGAAGGGAAAACATACCAACAGAAGTACCTCATCGACGATGACGGCACCGCTGAATTCGTCGGCGAACCTGTAGAAGTCGTGCGCAAACCCACTGAGTACGAAATTAAAACCAACGGAGCTAATAACCCGATGAAAGACATGATTGTTAACGCACTGAAAGCGAAAGGTAAGCCGACTGAAGGCAAGACCGACGCAGAGCTTTTCGATGCATTCAACCAAATGAATGCGGAGGAAGCGGCCGCAAAAACTGAGACGCCGGAAGAGAAAGCGGCTCGATTGCAGAAAGAGGCTGACGACAAAGCAGCAAAAGACAAGGCGAATAACAGTGAACAGGCTCCTGCCTGGTTCGCACCGTTTGCAGAAAAACTGAACGCCATCGAAACCGGCATGACCGCCAACTCCGATAAAGAGAAGGGCGAGAAGCGCTCAGCAGTGAAAGCCAAGTTCGGCATGACCGATACAGCTGTTAACGCGCTGGACGGCGAGGCCCTGAACGAGCTGTTCGCAAAATGCCCAACCTCTACTGGTCTGAACGGTTCTTTCCGTCAGGTCAATTCCAATGAAACTTTCAGCGAAATGCCGGAGTAAATAATGGCTAAAGATGGGAAACATATTATTCATGCGGGTGGTGTCTATCCAAACCCATTACTTAATCGTGAAGGTGCAGCAGCCGCTTCGACACCTCCTGGCACGATCGGTTTCTTTGCCGCTGACAAATTCACCGCTTCCGTTGCCGGTAATGAAGCTGCAATCCTCTATGTTGCCAACAAGGATTATCTGCGCTGTCTTTCCGTTGATGATGCCATTCCCGCCGGTGAGCTGGTCGTAGGCATTCAACCGCTTCAAGGGATGTTCCTTAACGTGCGAGCAGCAGCCGGCACTTACACCAAAGGCCAGGCTCTTTCTGTCGCAAATGGTCGCGTGAAGGTTGCAGCAGGTGATGAGTCTGTTCGCTGCTACGTGGAAGAAGACAAGCCATATACCACGGCAGCAGGCGATCTGCTGCGCGTCGTAATTAAGTAAGGGGCACTGAATGTTAGTTTATTCAAAGAAAATCGGTCAGGAAACTGGCAACCTGGAGATTAACCAGGAGCAGTTCAATTCTCTGACGGCAGAACGTAACGCGGGTGCTCAGGCCGCAGCAGACTTTATTGCACGAGCACAATTCCGGGGTATGGCAGAGCAAGCGCCGCGCCTGGATGCAGTTAACGCAGTAGACGACATCCGTCGCCTGTACCGCGCATTTGACACCACCGTCCTGCAGCAGTTTGAGCCAAACACTGAGTTCACCCTGCTGAATGACCTGATGCCACTTTCACGCTCTGTTCGTCTGGAGCAATCCCGCTATGACTATGCTCGTACCGGTGGTCGTGGCTGGGCGCACACCTCAATGTCTGGTCAGGTTGGCGCGGCGCTCGATGCTCGTTCCTACACCTTTGACGGTACCATGGTTCCGATCCATGACTCCGGTTTTAAGTTCGAATGGCGTGATCCGATCTTCAATAGTCCATCAGCACTGCAGTCTCAGTCTGATGCTCAGCGTGGTTCTGTTGAGGATGTTCAGCGTCGCTACGTTGACTACATCTATAACGGATTCCGCGATAAAACCGGCGGGTTTGCCGTTTTTGACGGTTTAACCTGGAAGGGGTTGAAAGATGATGAGCGCGTAGCTCAAATTGATCTGGGTGCATCCGGCCTTAACGTAGACTTCACCTCTGGCTCAGCGACATCTCAAGCTTTGCGTGCCGGTGCTATCGCGCTGCGTGATCAG